GTCGCCGCTTTACCCGTCCCGGACTGATCACGGTACAAGTTTTCACGCCGCTGTCAGGGGGACAAGGCTTGTCTCTTGCTGAAAAATGCGCGATAATCGCCCGGGACGCCTTCGAGGGGCGAGGCACCGCGAGCGGCATTTGGTTCCGCAACGCGCGCATCCAGGAGATTGGCCCGGACGGCGCGTGGTATCAGATGAACGTGGTGGTGGAGTTCGAGTATGACGAACTGCGATGAACCCCTTGCCACTTGAATTGAGGAGTTACAACCATGGCTAACAAGATTGACTCGAACGTCACCGGCCTCCGCTATGCGGAGGAGGACACGATCAAGAACCTGCCCGTGTCGCCGGTGTGGTATCCGCTGGAGCCCAACGGCTACAATGACTTCGGTGGTCAGCTGACCACGGTCGCCCGGAACCCCATCAACCCGTCCCGCCAGCGCAAGAAGGGCGTGACCACGGACCTGGACGCCTCGGGCGGTTTCGGTCAGGACCTGACCCAGAACAACCTGACCCGCCTGCTTCAGGGCTTCTTCTTCGCGGACATCCGCGAGAAGGCCAGCAACATCCCGACCAACGGAACCGCCGTGCCCTTCTCCGGCGTGACGGGCATCAGCAAGACCTACACCCTGGGCTCGGGCACGGTGGGGTCGCAGTTCCTCGCCGGTGATCTGGCCCTCGCCTCCGGCTTTGGTCAGGCCTCGAACAACGGCCTGAAGAACGTCGCCAGCTCCACTGCCACGACCGTGGTGGTGACTCAAACCGCAGTGGACGAGACGCCCCCGGCGACCGCGAAGCTGATCAAGGTCGGTTTCCAGTTCGGCTCCGCTGAAATGAACATCGACGTGTCGGGCAGCTATCCGCGCCTGCTCCGCGCCTCCGGCACGAAGGACCTGACGACCCTGGGTCTTGTAGTGGGCGAGTGGGTGTTCATCGGCGGGGACGCGACGGCGACCAAGTTCACCAACGCCGCCAACAACGGCTTCGCCCGCATCCGCGCGGTCGCGGCCACCTACATCGAGTTTGACAAGACCGCCGGCACCATGGTGGCGGAGACGGGCGCGGGCAAGACCATCCAGCTGTTCTACGGCAACGTGATCAAGAACGAGCGGGATGCCAACCTGATCAAGCGCCGCACCTACCAGCTCGAACGTACCCTGGGCCAGGACGCGAACGGCACCATGTCGGAGTACCTGGTGGGCGCGGTCCCGAATGAATTGAGCCTCCAGATTCGCCAAGCCGACAAGGTCACGGTTGATCTGAGCTTCGTGGCGACCGACAACGAACAGCGCGACGGCTCCGTGGGCGTGAAGTCGGGCACCCGTCCCGACCTCGTGGACGCCCCGGCCTTCAACACCTCCTCGGACTTCAGCCGGATCAAGATGCACCTGCTGACCGCGGGCAACTCGAACCCCACCGCGCTGTTCGCCTTCCTGACGGAGCTGACGCTGACGATCAACAACAACGTCTCGCCCAACAAGGCGGTCGCTGTCCTCGGGGCCTTCGACGTTTCCGCGGGCACCTTCCAGGTGTCGGGCAACGTCACGGCCTACTTCGCGGACATCGCGGCGGTCCAGGCGGTGCGCAACAACTCGGACGTGACGCTGGACTTCGCCTTGGTGAAGAACAACGCCGGTCTGGTGTGGGACATCCCGCTGCTCGCCCTGGGCGACGGACGCCTGAACGTGGAGCAGGACCAGCCGATCACCCTGCCCCTGTCGGTGGACGCGGCGGAAAGCGCGGCGGGTTACACCCTGCTGCTCAATGAATTCCCTTACCTTCCGAACGCGGCTGACGTATAATCAACGGAGCCTGGGGAGGGCTCCGGCCCTCCCTTCCCTCACCCTACGTGGAGAAACAGAGAATGAGCCTGTACAAACTGTTCAAGACCAACGAGAACCTGGAAACGGACGGCATTTGGCTGGAGTACGGCCAAACGGCGGACGGCAAGCCGATCCGCATCAAGATTGCGCGTGCCGGGGGCCACAACGTCGCCTTCTCGAAGGCGCTGGAGAAGGCCACCCGCCCGTACAAGAAGGCCATCCAGACCGGGATGCTGGACAACAAGACCGCGGACCGCCTGTACAAGGAAGTGTTCGCGGAGACGGTGGTGCTGGATTGGATCAACGTGGAAGGCCCGGACGGCCAGCCGATGGACTTCAACAAGGAGAACGTCCTGAAGCTGTTCGAGGACCTGCCGGACCTGTTCGTGGACCTCCGCGAGCAGTCCGCCAACGTGGCGCTGTTCCGCGATGAGGTGCGGGAGACGGACCTGGGAAACTCTGGGAAGTCCTCTGCTACGGCTTCGAGCAAGGCCCAGTAGAGCAGAAGATCATCGAGCAGTGTATGCGGTTCGGGATGCCCTTGCCCGACCGCATACAGAACGCCCCGGAGTTGACCCTTGGTTCGGAGCTGTACTACATCGGATTTTTGGACCTGACGTCATGTAGGCAAATCGGCACGGGCCTGGGACCTATCCCGTTGTTGGCCATACTGGAGTATTGTATGATCAACGGGATCGAGGGCGAGCAGCAGGAGGACTTTGTTTGGTTCATCCAGCGACTTGACCAGAAGTATCTACAGTGGAGCGCAGCCCGTGCCAAGTCTAAGTGAGTTCAGCAGACGCATTACCCTCCGGGGCCGAAAGGTCGCGGAGGGCGCTGACGCGCTCACTCGCAAGGTCGCCCTCGCCGCGGACCAAGCCGTGGTGTCTGGGACGCCCGTGGACACGGGCCGCGCCCGATCCAACTGGATCGCCGCGATTGGCTCCGCCCCCTCCTCCGTGATTGATGCCTACTCGCCCGGCGAGGCGGGCAGCACTGAAGCCGCCAACACTCAGGCCGCAATCGACCAAGCTGAATCGGTCATTCGCGGGTACAATTACGGGGAGGAGATTCACCTGACGAACAATTTGCCATACACCCAGCGGTTGAATGACGGCTACTCTGCGCAGGCCCCGGCCAACTTCGTGGAGCAAGCAGTGGCAGAAGCCGTCCAGGTTGTACAGTTCGGAAGGGTTGTTGACGGGGACCCGGGGAGCTGACGGTGGCCGAAGAACGCATTGACATAGTCATCACTGAACGAGGCTCGCGTGTCGTTCAGCGAAACCTGGAGGACATCGGCAAGTCCGGGCGAGGAGCCGCGGGCGGGGTGGACTTCCTCAAGAACGCCCTGGCCTCCCTGGGCGCGTACCTGTCTGCGCGCGAACTCGTGCGCCTGCTGGACACCTACACCAACCTCCAGAACCGACTCCGGGCGACGGGCCTTGAAGCCCAGAACCTCGGGGCGGTGTATCGGTCGCTGCTTGACGTCTCGAACTCCACCCGCCAGTCCCTGGAGGGTACGGTGGAGACGTACAGCCGACTGGCCAACAGCGCGAAGGACCTGGGCCTGTCGCAGCAGGAGCTGATCGACTTCACGAAGTCGCTGAACCAAGCCATCGCCATGTCCGGCGCGAGCGCGGGCGAGGCTCAAGCTGGTATGATCCAGCTGGCCCAGGGCCTCGCCTCGGGCGTCCTCCGCGGCGATGAACTGAACTCCGTCCTGGAACAGCTGCCGACCGTCGCAGACGTGATCGCCAAGCAGCTGAACGTGACCCGCGGCGAACTCCGGCAGATGGGTCAGGATGGCAAAATCAGCGCTGACATCATCTTCGACGCCTTCAAGAACGCCCGGACGGAGCTGGAGGAGCGGTTTGCCAAGTCCGTCCCCACCATCGGCCAGTCCTTCCAAGTCCTCCAGAACAACGTGGTGGACCTGGTTGGTAAGTTCGATGAGGCGACCGGCGCGAGCGAACTGCTGTCCAAGGCGATCCTGTTCATCAGCAATAACCTGGACACCATCGCCAAGGTCCTCCTGTCGGTGGGTGCGGGCTTCGCTATCGTCGCCGGAGGCGCGGCAGCGTTCAACGCCGTCCGCACCGCCGTTATCGCCCTCAACGCCGCCATCGCCGCGAACCCCTTGGGCGCATTCCTGATCGTCCTCACCTCCGTGATCACCGCCCTGACCCTGTTCCGGGACGAAATCAAGCTGGGGATTGACGACACGACCACTCTGGGCGATCTGATGCGCGCCGCCTGGGAGGACATCGGCCCGATCATCACCGGCCTCGCCAATACGGTCGGGGAGTTCTTCAATTGGCTGACCGGCTCCGCGGCGACGGCCTATGAGAACATGACCGACCAGGCCGGGGCCAGCGTACAGAACCAGGAAGCGTGGTGGTTGAAGCTGGTCCGCACCGTCCTCCAGGTGTTCGACATGATCGGCGGGACGATCCGGGGGGTGATGCGCGGGGNTCTCAATGTCGTGGGCTCCGTCATCGACGCCCTCATGAACAACTTCCGCCAGCTCGGGAACGCCCTGAAGGCCGCGGTGGACCTTGACGTGGACGGCCTGAAGGCCGCGGTGACCAGCAACATCGAGGGTTGGAAGGCCGTTGGCGCCAACATCGGCACGAACTTTGAGGAAGGCTTCCGCCAGGAAGTCCTCGCCCAATCCGAAAGCGGGCTGGAGGCGATGCTGGACAGCTGGATCGAACGCGCCCGCGACATTTCCAAGGAGCGGGTCGCCGCGGCTCAAGTCGAGACGCCGAACCTGGGTGGCGGCGGGGGTGGTCGCCGGACCTCCGGGAAAGGCGATGAGGAGGCGGCCAAGGCCCTCAAGAAACTTCAGGACGAACTCAACCAGCTGGTCGGGTCCTATGACCGTGTCTGGGCGGCTCAGCAGGAGTACGCCAACGCCCTCGCCTTGCTCGACAAAGCGGAGCGCGCGGGCCTGATCACCGCGGAGCGCAAGGCCCAGGTCCTGGCGCTGATCGAGGAGCAGCTGAAGGACGCCCTGGACCCGATGGGCGCGATCAACCGTCAGCTGGAGGAGGAGCGCGAGCTGCTGCGCCTCACCTCGGAGCAGCGCGAGGTCGAACAGCAGTTGCGCTACATCGAACAGGACCTGCGCTATCAGGGCATCATCCTCGGGGACCAGGAGCTGAAGCAGCTCCGCGAGAAGCTGACCCTGATTCAGGCGGAAACCCGGGCGGCGGAAACCCGCAACCAGGTCCTTCAGGCTATCCTCGGACCCCAGCAGGAGTTCACCGCCCAGCTCACGGCGATCAACGAACTGCTGGCCGCGGGAGCGATCACGCAGGCCCAGGCAAACCAGTTCCTGGTGGAGTCCAACGCGGACCTTCTCGCGGGTACGGTCGAAGCCCAGCAGGCGATGTTGTCGCAGTATGAGCAGATGTACGCGCGGATTGATGAGATGCGGCAAGCCGACCTCATCAGCGAGCAGACCGCGCAGCAATTGAAGGCTCGGGTTCAGGCCCAGATCACTGAGCAGAACCTGTCCACCCAGCGCAACTTCTTCTCCACTCTGTCCGGGCTGTCCCGGTCGGAGAACAAGAAGTTGGCGGCCATCGGTAAGGCCGCGGCGATCACCACTGCGACCATTGACGGCGTGCTGGCGGTTCAGAAGGCCCTCGCCTCCGCTCCGCCCCCGGCCAACTACGCCCTTGCGGCGGCGACCGGCGCGGTGGCGGCTGCGAACGTCGCCCAGATCATCGCCCAGACGCCCGGCTTTGCCTTCGGCGGGGACTTCACCGTGGGCGGGACGGGCGGGACGGACTCGCAGCTGGTCGCCTTCCGTGCTACGCCTGGCGAACAGGTGTCTGTCCGTACTCCGGCCCAGGAGCGGGACGAAGCGCGTCAGGGCGGTGGCGAGGGGCAGCAGGGCGGTGGGTCCGCGATCCGGGTTGTGAACGTGATCGACCCGAACCTGATGCAGGACTACCTGACCAGCTCCTCGGGCGAGCGGGTCCTGCTGAACGTGATCCAACGCAACGCTGGCGCGGTCCGCCAGGTTGTGAACAACGGTTGAGGATGAGACATGGCAAACGAAATCGGAACCGCGACGAACTTTGAGGACTTCTTCAGCAAGATCATCGCCTTTCTTACCACGAACGCGGCACTGGTGTTGGCGGGTCAGGCTTGGCAGGCGCTGCGTGTCCGCCGGGACAACATCGACACGTACGCCACCAGCCTCCCGGACTCCTTCACGGGTAACGGTCGGAAACAAATCCACACCTTCCGCTATGATCCGCGGTCGCTGAACACGAACAATCCTGCCTCGAACGGTTCGGAGTCCTTCTGGTACACCAACTCAGGCTTCTCCGCCGGGAGCAGCTATGGTCAATGGAAACTGCGACAGGCGCGCGAAGTCAAGACCGTGCGCATCAAGGCCCCCATCGGGACCAGCTACGCGAGCTATGCCCCCAAGTCCTTCCGGCTCCAATACTCGGATGACGGAACCGCCTGGACTACGGCCCTGACCGTCTCGAACGCGCCGAACTGGTCCGCCGGGGAGCGGCGGGACTTCGCCGTGCCCGGCATTCCCGGTTCGCACCTGTATTGGAAGATCATCTGGGACGCGACTCAGGCGGTGAGCTACATCGGGTGGCAGGAACTCCTCCTGCTCGAAGCGGATGAGACGGTGGCCAACCACTTTGGGTCGGAGGTCATCCTAAAGGCCCGGGGCAACTCGGGTCTGGACGAAATCTACACCGGCATCCGGGCGGAGTACGACAGCGCAGCGGGTTGGTACAACCTGTTCATGAACGGGTACACGGGCTATGACGCCAACGAGCCTTCCTGGTTCAACCAACCGGGAGCCCTCCCGGGCTACGGGGCGCAATACACTCGGGCAACCCCGATGGTCCCGCTGTGGAACACCACCATGCCGTACTGGATGGTGGCTTCGGGCCGCTCCTTCCGGTTCTGTGTCAAGGTCGGCACGAACTATGAGGGAGGCTATCTTGGTTTCATCCTCCCGTATGCTACGCCCAATCAATACCCGTACCCGCTCGCAGTCGGGGGTTCGCTCTGCCCCATCAGCGACACCTCCCGGTCCGCGGAGTGGCGTTATTCATACGTGAGCTTCACCCACGGCGTGTATCCCGGGCCGGGCACTCAGAACTACCCGGAAGGCGAAACGAACTGGGCGACCCTTTACCTGCGCAGCCCGGAAGGGGCGTGGAACTACCACGGCAACCGTTCAGCCTATGTTTCGTCCAACAGCGAGGGCGTAGGCGGTCCGACCGTTAGCAGCTCGCCTCCATACAACGTCAACATCAACAACGCCGGTTTGCGCAACGTCTGGCCTCACTGCATGAACGGCCAGTGGTCCTCGGGCCTGCGCCCCTACCGCGAGTGCTTGGGCGGCGGGTATATTCTTCAGCCTTGCGTGCTGATTCAGCGGTCGCCTGCCCAAGTCCTCGGGGAGCTGGAGGGGACGTTTGCAATCAGCGGGTACCAAAACAGCGCGGAGAACACGACCGTGTTCAACGGCAAGACTCACGTGGTGTTCCAGAATGCTTACCGCAACACGATCCACGAGCACTGGGCGCTGTCGATGGATTGAGGGAGAATTGAATCATGGCTTATGAAACTGGGTCCGCGACCGGACCGAACGACATGTTGATCAAGCTGCGCGACTTCGCCGCGGCCCAGGGTTGGACCGTGAACCGCGATGCGGCGGCGGGCTCCGGGCGCGAGCTATGTCTGAGCAAGGGGGCGTCCTACGTCAATTTGCGCAGCTACCAGAACGAAACGATCATCATCAACGGCTCCAGCGCCTCCGGGCGATACGGGATTGCCATCAACGGTTCGGACGGCTACAGCGCCGGGGCGACTTGGGACCGCCAGCCCGGCTATCCGCTGCGCACTTCGACCTGGGGCGGGGACCAGGCGCACGCCAATCTTCCGCTGCCCATCTATTTCGGGCCGTTCCCGTCCTACCACTTGTTTGCGCCGGACAGCAAGACCATCTACCTGGAGCTGGAGGTGGCATCCACTATCTTCCAGCGCCTGGGCTTCGGAGCCCTGGACTTGTTTAACTCCGCGGCCCCGGGCGGGGGGCGGTTCTTCTACGCCACCGGGGGCGAGCACCCGGCAACCACTACCGGAAGCGGCACTTGGCTGGGATCGGACGTGGAGAACACGAGCTATTCTCTGGAGGAGGTCCCCTTCAGGGCGGCAGGCTACACGGACTCCTTCGCAAGTACCAAATCCGGGTCCTTCCTCCGGGCTCAGTTCGACTCCTTCAACAACTGGTGTCAATCCTCGCGCCGCCCGACCTACACCCAGACAGGTCAGGCTTGCCAAGGTGGGGCGGTTCACGATAAAGTATTGATGTCGATGTCTCCGAACCCCATGAACGGGGTCGGGATTCTCCTGCCCCAGATCGTGTCGGTCAACCGCAACGATGAGTACCTGAACCCGGTCGGAGTCATGCCGGGCCTGCGCTACATGGACATGACCCTGTATCAGCCCGGGGAGGAGTTCACGCTGGGGTCGGAGACGTGGAAAGTGTTTCCATGGTACCAGAAGGGCGGGCGGTCCGTCCAACGGGGAATCGCATACAAGAAGGTGACTTGATATGGCAGTGATCACCACGCAAGCCTTCGTGGGGCTGGATACCCTGCGAGCCCCGACCCCTGATTGGGCGGTCGGGCTGGATTTCTATGCGTGGGACGATCAAAGCCCGCCCGGAACGCCATGGGAGCGAACCGCGGACGGCTTCGGCTCCGTCCAGAACAACCTTCCCATCAGCGAAGCCGGGGAGGTTTCGACGGGCTGGCGCATGCCGACCTTCCTGGACGACTACTACAACCGCATCCACATACGGCCCTCGAACATCAACGTGGGCAACCTCGTGAGTGAACAGCAGTTCGCAATCGAGGTTTGGAACGGCTTTTTCAACAGCCGACAACTCCAGAATATCCAAGTTCAGAACGGCGGTGGTATTTCCCTTGTGGGGGCCGTCCCGCCCGCGACCTGGGCAGCTCTGGAGACCAAGACCTATCAGCTGACCGTCACCACGGACGGCCCGCCGGACATCAACGCCATCTTCCATTTTGATTGGGATGGGACGGTGGATGACGGCGACCTCCGCGTGCTGGGCTCGCGTATCGTCGCACTGCCGTACATCTTCGAGGCTCCCGCCAAGGAGGTCCTGGAGTGGAAAACGGACGTGCTCACGACCAATGATGGGTCGGAGCAGCGGGTGCGCCTGCGCAAGAAGCCCCGCCAGTCCTTCAACGTCACCTATCCGATCCCGTACCGGGAAATGGCCCGGGCGGAGAACCTGGTGTATGGTTGGTTGACTCGCCGTTGGGCCGTCGCCCTCTGGTCTGAGGCCCAACAGGTCGGAACCCTGCTTGCGGGCACGACCGTGATCAACATCGACACGACCGCCTCCGACTACCGGGACGGCGCGCTGATCATGATCCGGGAGTCCAACCGCAAGAGCGCGACCGCTGACGTGGGTATCGTTTCCGCCGGGACTTTGACGCTGAACCGACCGCTGGCCGAAACCTTCACCAACCCCTGGATCGTGCCCGTGCGCCTTGGGCGGATTGTCGGCAACGTCTCGCGGGCAACCTCGGGCTACAACGGTTCACTGGAAATGACCTATGAGTTCAGCGACAACATCGACCTGGACCCGCCCGCGGCCCCCACGCAGTTCCTCGGGTATGACGTGTATTTTGACGAGGCGCTGAAGAATGGCGAGGCGCTGACGGACAGCCTTCAAGCCCGGGTTGATGTCGTGGACTACGGGACCGCGGCGGGGGCCAGCTTCTATTCGCCCTGGACCTACACGCGAATTGGACGCCCCTACAAGTTCTTGCTGCAGGGACTCCAGGACATCTGGAACTTCCGCAAGTTCCTTCACCGGCGTGCGGGACGCCTGCGCCCGTTCTGGGTTCCGACCTTCGAGAACAACATGAGGGTCGCCCAGACCGGCGAGCTGACCCAGAACATCGAGGTGTATGCTGACGACTACCGCGAATTTGCGCCGGAGCGCACCCACATCGGCATCCTCCTGGATGACGGAACGTGGCTGCTGCGGACGATCAATGCGGCGACGGCCTCCGGGACGGACACGGCGGTGATCGGTCTGGACGCCCCGATCAACATCAACGCCAATCGCATCCGCCAAATCAGCTTCCTGGGCCTGAAGCGCCTGGACGCGGATCGTGTAGAACTTCAGTGGAACTCCAACCGGGTCCTTGAATGTACGGTCCGCATGATGGAGATCCAACCATGACGTATGACGCACGCGAGCGGAGCCTGTTTGAAGCCTACCCGGTCGAATTGTACCTGTTCGCCCGGGGCGCGCAATACTGGCGCTACACCTCAGCGGATGAAGACAAGGTGGTGGACGGAGTGACTTACAACTCCGTCCAGATCAAGCGCGGGGCCTTCGAGCAGAACCAGGAAATGTCCCGGAGCAACCTGACGCTGACGATGGATAAGGGCATCAGCTTCCTGGACCAGTTCCGTGGATCGCCGCCCACCGACATCGTCCAACTCACCATTCAGCGGTATCACGAGGGTGACGCACAGCTCGCCGTCCCGTGGGTCGGGCGAGTGGTCAATGTGAAGTTCTTGGAGCGCAAGGCCGAAGTGTGGCTGGAGCCGGTGTTCACGTCGCTGCGCCGCCCGACCCTCCGCCGGATGTACCAGACCACCTGCCCCCACGTCCTGTACGGGGCCGCTTGCGGGAAGTCCTCCGCGGACTTCCGGGTGGACGCGACCCTCACGGGCGTCTCGGGGCGGGACCTCCTGTCACCGGCCTTCTCCTCCTTCGCTGACGGCTACTTCGCCGGGGGCTACGTGGATTGGGAAGTGGCGGAGGTCCTGGAACGGCGGTTCATCATCGCGCACGTGGGTCAGACGAT